AACCAGTATCCTGAAGCACAGGAAATACGTACGTAGTCGTCTCCTGGCATTTCAGTGTCGTAGAAGAGTCTTGTCTTGCCGCAGTTTGGTGGTCCGTATAACAGGATCACCTCTGGGGCTCTCATTCCTTCGCGTTGCTTCACGTCTGCGACCATCAGCTTCTGTAGTCCGTTGTGAAACTTGACGAAAGTAGATGGGTCTTCTTCTCTTGCTCTCTTCATTCCTCTTTCTTTGGCCATGTCGATGAACTCTTTGAGGTCGTTGCGTTTACCTTGTCGTTCTTGCGACTTGGTTCCCCATTCCCATGGGCCATCCATCCTTCCTTCTTCTTTGGTGACGTAGTCAATTGCCTGTTTCTGGGATCCTCTTCTTCCTTCCCAGTGGACGGCATTGTCCAGTATCTTCTTCATGACGGATGTCTTGATCTGTTTCTCGCACTCAAGGTATCCTTGGTAGTGTTCAGTTCCACTGTCTCCCTTTTCTCGTTGGAATATGATGAAAGTAATGCGTTCGTCATTCTTGAGTTTGTCTATGACTTCTTCGTGTGTCTTGGTAGGGTTGTTCCATGTCCAACACCAATACTTAGCACCACTTGCCGATGCGGGAGCACTTACTGCAGCCATTGTCTGTAAATGAATGAGTACGTCAGTGAATAAATTGTAAGTCAATGCAGTAGTGTGTTTGTACTTTTTTCCAATATTATTTTTGGTATTCCCTCGGGTTTAAGGTGGCTGCTCTAGTATTACCAGCCACTTCAAACCCAAACCCACTTCAAACCCACCCTAGAAATATACAAGGTATCTTTGGGAAACCAGGGATGTGATAAATTTTGTCTCTTATTTGTTGGGACTCTTTTTAGTATGGGCTGAGCCAATTTGGCTTGGGCTCATACTAGAATAGGCGACGTGGCCCAGAGGGTGACGTAGCCTTTATGAAACGGCCACGAGGCCGTGACATTCTGTGATATTTGCCGTAAATTTGAATTTTCAGTTGATGTCAGTCACGTAAATTTGAATTATCTTTCACTGTCAGTCACGTATATTTGAATTTTACTTCCCAATTTTACTTCAAGGTATCTTAGTACGGGTGCCTAAAATGGCTACGTGGCCTCTAAATTTATTCGTGGCCATCGTTCGCCATTCAACAATCCCCGCCTTTTCTCTGTTTTCCCCGTTTTCTGTGACCATGCAGGTACCCCCCTTTCCCCGTTTTTCCCCGTCTCTGCAATTCCTTCCTTCGAATTTCAGATGTCTTCCTACTCTAACCGCCGCTTTTCTTATCCTCGACGTGCTGTCGTCCATACCGCACGGTCTCCTTACGCTCCGTATGCGTCTCCTTATCCTCGGTCTCGCCGCTATGTTCAACCGACGGTAGCTCTTGCTCGTCGTAGCTATCGTGCTCCTCCTATGAGGGCTTATGCTCGGGATACCGAGACCAAATGGCACGACAATTATAAGGAGTTTCCTCTAGACACCAAGACTAATGCTCTTACTGGTGTGAATTTTACATTCACTGCTGAGCCTGGTGTCACTAACGTCTTGTCTTCTGTTTCTCAGGGCACTACTGCCACTGAGCGTATTGGCAACGTTGTTGCTCTTCAATCTCTTCGATGCGCTTTCGTTCTCGAGGCTGCTCGTGTTTCTTATCCTGGCGAAGTGTCTCCTGACACTGTGTATCTTCGTACTGCCATTCGGTTGGCTGTTGTTCGTGACCTTCAGGTGAACAACTCATTGAATTACATTCAGTATTCTGATGTCTTCCAGAATACCGGTGCTTCTCCTACATCCGAGATCATGGTTTCTGCTCCTCGCAATATTGCGAATATGGGTCGATTCCAAGTCTTGTACGATCAGACGTACAACCTTGATGCTGATGACCCTCAGTTGTCTTTTATTAAGACTATTAATCTCGGTGATAAGCATCTTCGTTATAATGGTCCTGCTGCTGAGGCTTTGCAGGACAAGGGCCTTTACGTAGTTATGTGTGCCCGTCTCGAGGGCCTTTCAACTCTTCCCACTGTTCTCGTTCGTCCGTACGTTGGCGTGTCTACCCGCCTTGCGTTTAAGGACGCATGAATTGTACCATAGTGTTTCTGTACTTTTTTCCAATAGAGGTTTTTTGGTACTTTGATTCGAATTTCAATCAAACGTTCTGTGTGACTGTAAGTATATGTAAATGTACAAATAATAATTAATTGTTCTCTGTTTGTAAATCTCGCTGTACTTGAAATACAAAGCTAGAATATGTCCCAATCCCCTATGATTATATTAAATTGTCCCTGTTATCCCCAGCGTTGCTGTACATGTTATCCCTGATATTATCTTATTTGAAAATGTTAATCTTCGGGTTTTTTATCTCTTATATTGGTATTTATTGGGTATCTTTGGGGTTTGTGCTACATAAGGTATCGGTTGTTATTTAGTAGCACATTTATAACCAATAATCGAATTTGCATGTGTACCCTTGTCCAATGGGTACAGAGGCGTATGTGTCCCACCACTTGTCCCAGTTTTGATCATCTCTCTTGATCTCTGTGCATGTCTGTCCTGAAGCAGACCATGTCATCACCTTGGTGAAGCGTCTCTTGAGCGCTCCTTTCTGTTCCATCCTGCTTTCCCAATCGAACCACCCGAATGGGTGAATGTTCGTTGTTACGTAGATCCTCTCTGGATTCCATTTTGTGAATCCTCCCTTAATGGGTACCATGAAGACATAGCGATCCAGAGTCTGTAGAGTCTGCGCTAGTGTCCACTTGGAGGCTCTGCCGTCGAAGTCGTCGAGCAGTGCCGCTTCTTGTCCTTCGTATCCGTCGAACCAGTATCCTGAAGCACAGGAAATACGTACGTAGTCGTCTCCTGGCATTTCAGTGTCGTAGAAGAGTCTTGTCTTGCCGCAGTTTGGTGGTCCGTATAACAGGATCACCTCTGGGGCTCTCATTCCTTCGCGTTGCTTCACGTCTGCGACCATCAGCTTCTGTAGTCCGTTGTGAAACTTGACGAAAGTAGATGGGTCTTCTTCTCTTGCTCTCTTCATTCCTCTTTCTTTGGCCATGTCGATGAACTCTTTGAGGTCGTTGCGTTTACCTTGTCGTTCTTGCGACTTGGTTCCCCATTCCCATGGGCCATCCATCCTTCCTTCTTCTTTGGTGACGTAGTCAATTGCCTGTTTCTGGGATCCTCTTCTTCCTTCCCAGTGGACGGCATTGTCCAGTATCTTCTTCATGACGGATGTCTTGATCTGTTTCTCGCACTCAAGGTATCCTTGGTAGTGTTCAGTTCCACTGTCTCCCTTTTCTCGTTGGAATATGATGAAAGTAATGCGTTCGTCATTCTTGAGTTTGTCTAT